ATCAAGGGGTCGGACGCCGTCGTCAAATTCAACGATCAAAGCCAAATGGCTCGGGAGGTCTCCGACAAGTACAAGGACCTGATTGAAAAGGGCCAGGCAAAGACCTCTCAAATCATCATGATTGGCATCGAGGCATCAATAAAAGACACGACCGCCAAGATGGATGCTCTGAACAGTGACAGTTCCAACACCGCGTTGTCGAACCAGGTGATCGCCGGCATCGAGAAAAAGTATACTGAGGCACGCAAGGAAGCGACGGCAAAATGGCGTGTCGCCATGAACAAAGACCCGATGGCTCGTCTGGATCTGCAAGAGGAGCTGACTAAGATTGATCTGCAGGAGCAAAAAGACAAAGACGACGTCTACAACAAGCTGAAGGGTATTCGTCAGCAGCAAGCTGACACCGCCCGGCAGAACCGCGACACGACACTAAAGACGCAGCTCGCCAACCAGACCAAGGACCTGACGCTCACCACCAAATACTTCAATCCGGCTGAAGGTTTCGCGGGTGTGGATGTCCGCGAGGCGGCAGGCGAGGCAGTGATCAAGCAGATTGAGGCGACGAAGAAGCAAATTCTCGATACGGAGTTCGCCAATCCACGGCTCAGTTCAGCGGACAAAGACTCCCGCTTGGCTCAGTTTAAGGAAGAGATGGACAATATCCGCGAGGAGTTCTCGGGAAAGATCGTCGGTGAGTACGAACAGGTCATGGCCTACATGATCAAGCTCATCGACAAGCAGTTCAAGGATGTCAAGAACAAGCTCGGCCTCGCTACCCTGCAGGCGCAGGGGCAGGTAAAGCTTCTGCAAGATCAAAACGATGCCAGGACCAACCCGATCAATCGAGGCAAAGTCAGCACAAATCTCGGCCGCGAGTATGAGAAGCAGCTCTACGATCTGCAGACAAAAGTCCTCGAAGCGCAGATCGCAGAAAACCAAGCGGCTCTGGACGCAAAGCAAGCGCTCGCTGACAAGCTGCTGGCAAAGATCCAGGAGCTAGCCGATCGGGCGGCTAAGGCCACAACCCCCGGCGAGAAGGATGCCGTCGGTGCTGCAGTAGTAGATAAGGCGAAGAGCGACTATGAGGATCAGGCTGCGGAAATAGCACGTCTCCAGGAGCAGATCGATCAACTGAAGGCTGAGCTGGGTACCCGTACGAAGGCGATGGACCCAGAGACAGCGGGCCAGGCGCTGAAGAATGCCGCGAATTACGCGGCCAGCTTCAATGATCAGGTCGACTCTTTGTCAGTCACTTTGGAAAACACGCTCGTCGCTGGCATCGATGCTGCGGATGCAGGGTTGTCGAAATTCTTCCAGAGCAATTTCACAAACATTAGGGAACTGAAGCGGGGCTTCAAGGATCTTGCCATCTCCATCCTCCAAGCCATGCAAAAGGTTCTCGCCGATCAGGCGGCGAAAGCGTTCATCGGCATGATTGGCTCGCTATTCAGCGACAGCAGTGGGAGCAGCCCTTCTGGATTCTCCATGTCACAAGGTAAGTACGGCAGCGTGTCAGGAGGAAGCGGCGGTGGCGGGTGGGGCTCAATCATCGGAACCCTATTTAGCGCAGCTGCCAGCTTCTTCAACGAAGGAGGCCTAGTCCACGCCAACAGCGGCTATCATGTATCAGGTCGTGACTCCGTTCCTGCGATGTTGCGTCCTGATGAGTATGTTCTGCGCAAATCGGCCGTCGATTTGGTCGGTGTCGACAATCTTGACATGATCAATTCGCTCGGCAACTCAACGATCTCCAAATCGAAGCCCGCTCAGATGACACCGGCCAACAGCAATAATGCGGGTCACGTCAACGTCTGGCTCGTACCGAAGGACAGCGTACCCCCGCCGGGCCCACGAGACATCGTGCAAGCGATTGGCGACGATATTGTGAAGGGTGGAACGATCAAGAAGTTGATCAAGCAAGTGAATATGGGAAATCTCTGATGTCAAATTTGTACTTCGACTTCCCATACCATACCCAGAGAACAGCCTATCCCGACAGCACCATCCACGTGCAGATGGGAAAGGGGTGGGTCTATCCGATCAAACCGAATGCGCCCGATCAACGGATCATCACGCTGACCTTCCCCGGCATGCAGTACTTTGTAAACCCCACAACGGGTCTGGTTGATCATAGCGTCAACTCACAACGGAACTTGGCGGCTTTAGAAGACTTCTATCAGCAGGTGCTTGGATGGGACACGTTCACTTATTCACACCCCGTGTACGGTGCCATGACTGTCCGCTTCAATAAGCCGCTGCAGCCGGGGCAGGGGATACCAAACGGCAACGGTCTGGTGCAGGCCTTTGATGTCGAGCTGATTGAGGTGCCGTAATGTACGCAGCCGCAATCTTCGGCAATGGTACGATCAGCATCGATGCAGCAATGCCGCTTTCAATGGCGGCAGAGGCCCTTCAACCGACCGGCGACGGTCCGGTTGAACTTTATGAGCTTCGACTGATACCGAGTGGTGTGATCTTCTTCAAAGAGAATGATACGGTTACTTGGCAGGGCAATCGCTACGATGGGCTGGCGCTACGCCTGACGGGGGTTGAGGCCAATAGCGACGGAAGCGAAAGTCGGCCCAAGCTGCAAGTCGTTAATCCCGGAGGCATGTTCAGCCCCTTCGTGGTCGCCGGATCTCTGGAAAAGGCAATCGTCATTCAGCGCACGGTTCTGCGTCGGCATCTTGATCGCAACGCCAGGATCTTCATGCAACGTCAATGGTATATCAGCCGGGTCGCTGAACTGACAGATCAGAGCATCACCGTTGAAATGCGAGAGCTTTCCGAGGGGCCGCACTTCATGGTGCCGGCCCGCATGTACATTCCACCAGCATTCCCCGTCGTGAGTCTGCAATGATCTATTACGCCCATCTTGAAGGTCGAAAATTCGTTCACGGGATCACTGATTGCTACGGCCTTGCGCGGGACTTCTATAAGGAGTTCTTTGAGATCGACCTGCCGAACTGGGCTCGCGAAGACGAGTGGTGGGAGAAGGGTGAGGACGGCCCGAACTTCTACATGAAGCATGCGCACGAGTTAGGCTTTCGCATTCTTGATGACTTGCCCGTTCGTGACATGCAATTGGGCGACTGCCCCGTGATGGCCATTCAGTCGACAGTGCCAAATCATGTTGGCGTCTACGTCGGCGATGGAAAAATCCTGCACCATTTTTACAATCAGCTGAGTATCGCGACGCCCTACAAAGGCTTGTGGCGCAATGCCACGACAGCTATTCTCCGGCACAAGGATGTTGTTCATAAGACCCCTGTGTATGATCAGGTAGAACTATTCGACTTGCTGCCAGACCAGATTAAACAGCGTTTCAATGACCCACGCGTTGCTCGATAAGTACGGCGGAAACATTGAGAGACTAGGGTTTATCCTGGAAGACGGCGAGATCGTCGAGTTCGAGAACATTGCTCCCAATCCGCAGTTTTCCTTTGAGGCCTCAGCTGAGGCCGTCATGACGTTCGAAGACCGTGCGATCGCAAGCTGGCACACTCATCCAGGTGCTAGTGCGAACCTCTCTGCTGAAGATGCCGTCGCGTTCAAAAGTCGACCCGATTGGCTCCATTACATTGTCGGCAATGACGGTGTGAGATGCTTCCGCGTTGAGCACGGAAGGGTTGTCGTGCATGAGCCGTAAACGGATCGTCCTTCATGGCACGCTGAAAAAGCTCTGTCCGCAAGGGACGTATGAGTGTGAGGCCGAGACCGCAGCAGATGCGATCAAGGCCTTTTCTTTTGCCTTTAAGAAGTTCTTGATGCCGACGCCAGTGCGGCCACGTCTGTCACTTCGAGCCGTGGGATACGACAACGTCGATGATCTGTTCTGCCCCACGGATCATGAAGAAATTCATCTTGTCCAATCCTTCCACGGCGGTAAGAACGGCGGCTGGATCCAGATTGCCCTTGGCGTCGTTCTGATTATCATCGGCGCGGTTCTCAGCTGGTTCGGTGGCTCAGGTGTACCGCTGATCCTCATGGGTGCGGCAATGATCGCCGGGGGCATCATCAGCGTTCTATCGCCGGCACCCAAGCGCGACAACGCTCGCACCGGCAGTGATCCAGACTCATCGAAATACCTCGGCGCACCAAAGAACACGGTGGCGATCGGCACCCGTATCGGGATGGGCTGGGGCATGTTCCGAGTCTACGGCCACTACATTTCCTTCGATGTTGACGCGAAGGATATGCCGCTATGACGGTTGTGTTCCGAGGATCGAAGGGAGCCGCCGGCGGCAAATCGAAGACGATCTCCCGGACGCCCGACAATCTGCGTTCCGCCGATACTATGGAGGTCATCCTCGGCCTGGGTGAGGGACCTTGGCAGGGGCTGGTCGACGATTCGAAGAGCTTCTACGTAGGGGAGACGACGCTTCAAAATGTCAGTGGGGAATCGAATTTCGAAGGATTCAATCTGGAATTCCTCCCTGGCGCATCTCCTACCGAGAAAGTTAAGCCCAACCTTGCCGGTCTGGCATCGAGCACGACCGTCAACGTCAAGGTGAGCAAAGACGTCCCCGTCGTCCGCAGCGGCAAGATCCAGAACATTGACTTTCTGGAAGTCCGGCTTTTGTTCCAAACCCTGATGTACCAGGCGGATAGCGGGGCTAACAGCAATGGATCAGCTGTCTTCTCTCTCGAGTATAAGCCCTCGTCATCGTCTGTTTGGACGCAAGCAATGCGTTCGACGTTTACAACAACTTCTCAGGCGCAGGGTAACTCAACACTAGTAACATCGCCCGTCGCAGCAAACGCAACGTCTATCAACGTTGCCAACTCAGCGGGGTTCGCTGCCGGACAGTATGTCGACATAACGTGGACCACTGTTCAGTCCTATGAGAATGGAAAAGGCGGTACTGTCACACGCGATATCAGCCATCAGGTACGCAGATTTATTGCTAGCACCTCGACAGGAGTGATTAATCTCACCGCCGGGGTAGGCGAAGCGATCGTAACGAATGCATTGGTCGTGACTCATGCCAACGAAGTGACGGTAGATAGCGTCGCGAACGTAACTGTTGGCGACACGGCGGTGATCAACTGGGCCGGAAACACCTTCAACAGCACTATCACCGCAATCGACATCACCAACAAGCTGCTGACTTTCGCCACAAGTCCTTCCGTGACAATCCCGTCAGGTACTAGTTCCGCGATTGCGCTGACAATTACCGGCATCACATCGTCGAACTACTCCAAAGAGATCCGCTTCCCAGTCACCAACGTTGCCGACACTTACGACATTCGTCTGACGAAGACATTCCCAGCTGACAACGACACTCACTATCTATGCGAAGTCCACTGGGAAAGCTTTCAGGAAGTTGTCGCTAAGACGTTCAGCTCGACGAACCTGGCGATGGCCCACCTTACGGCTCAAGCAACCGACCAGTTCTCAAGCCTGCCTGACTTCTCCGGCATCTATAAGATGCGGATCATCAACGTTCCGTCAAACTACGATCCGGTTGCAAGAACCTATACCGGGATCTGGGATGGACAATTCGTTAAGAAACACAGCAACAACAACGCATTGGTGCTCTACGACTTTGTGATGAACGATACCTTCGGGATGAACGCCTATTATCCCATCACGATGGACAAGTGGGACATCTATGAAGCCGCGCAGTGGTGCGACGGAATGGTGTCGGATGGAAAGGGAGGGCTCCAGCCCCGCTTCACGTTCAACCTATTTACGAGCGATCCGCAGTCAGCGAAGGACTTTGCCAGGTATATCGCCGGCACTTTCAATGCAATTTTCTTCGACGACGGTAACGGCACCGCTCACGTGCGCGTTGACAAGGATGATCCGGCTGTCGCGATTTTCACGCCGGAGAACGTGATCGACGGAAAGTTCAGCTATTCGTTCACGGACATCAATACCCGATCGAACTTCTTGACCGTCTCATTCACCAACCCGGAGCTGAGCTGGCAAGAAGATCGTCGGATTGTCAAAGACCAGGCCCACATCGATCGCTACGGGATGATCCCCGACGACTTCATCGCAGTCGGGTGTATCGACGTTCAGGAAGCTACCCGTCGGGCCCGCTACAAACTGAAGACCGGCACGACAGAGACTTGCACGGTTACCTTCAAGACGAACCGAGTGGGCCAGTTTGCCCAACAGTTCGACGTCATTCTCGTCTCAGATCCAAATCTGGGCTACGCGACTTCTGGCCGAGTCACCGCGATCAATTCGAACAAGTCGTTCAGCTTTCGGGACGCAATCTATCTTGAGATCGGCATCGGCTATCAGGTGGTGTTTCAGATCCCGAACCCTGCCTATCCGACTACGGCGGATGACCCATTTCAGCTTGTGACTTTGGACGTGGATCCGACGACCGGAAGCGGCAGCATCAATACCATCAAGACGCTGCAAGCTCTGCCCGATACGTTGCCGGATAATCCAACCTTCTCTCTTCAGCAGGTCAACGGTCAGGGGCTGGGCCTGCCGAAGCCGTTCCGAGTGATGCGGATCGCCTTCAATGATGACGATCACGATAACGTTGAGATCACAGCTCTGGAGATGAACCGGGCGAAGTTTTCATACATGGATACGGCGGTCGATCCGGGTGAGATCGAATATTCCGGGTTCTCGAACATCAACTCAATTCCCGGTCCGACGGATGTGGCCTTCATTGAGAGTTTTGATCGCTTCACGACGTCGTATCTTCTAAAGTTCGTGCCGACGCTCAACAAATCGATCTACAAACTTTACAATGGTCGATTCCAGGCTTGGTCACGTCCTATTGGCGGCACTTCATGGACACAGCTCGACGTAGACGCGTCTGGCACCACACGTAACCCCCCGCCGGGCGACCAAGAGTTTGTCATCTTGCCGCAGAATATCCTGGGCAACTACGCTGAGATCTCTCAGGTGGGCATCTTCAAATATAAGGTGACCAATCCATCTGACCCGCCTGATGATGTGGTTGGACTTCATGTGAACGCTGACAACCAGGCGATCTGGAGTTACGGAACACCCCCTCTGGACTTCGCTGGCTTCGAAATTCGATATCGCACTGACGACGGCGATAAGTGGGACGGGGCCTTGCCAGCCCATACCGGCCTCGTATCGTCTTCACCGTACTCGTTGTCGGCTGTTCCCTCGACGACCACGACGATTCTGATTAAGGCAATCGACTGGTTTGGCAACTATTCGGTCAACGCGAAATTTGTGAAGGCCTCATTCGCCAATCAGGCACCGGTCAACATCCTGTGGACATACGATTTTGTTGCGGCGGGATTCATCGGCACGAAGACGAATTGCTCAGTCTCTTTGTCGCACCTGGTCGCGGACTCCGACGGCTCGTTGATGTATACGAATGCCGCCAACAAGTTTTATCCCGGTGGCCCAATCTATCAGTCGTCCTTCCTTCACATGTCCTATGTAGAGACGGTGGCTCTGCCGACCGGCGGATATCTTTCATCGGTTCAAAACCTGGTCAATGCAACCCTATCCTATCGGCAGATGGGTCTTGGTCCGAAATACGACGGCGGTGGGTTCTATAGCGGCGGCGGGCTGATGTATGACCAGACTGCTCCGTGGGTGCCGTTCACCTCGCGGCCGGGGGTTACTTCAGGCACCTACCAATTCAAAATAGAATCAGACGCATCTACTCAACGCGGGCAAGTAAATAGCCTTGCAATTAGTGTAGACGTTCCAGATATTACCGAGGAATTACTGAGTATCGTTGTCGGCGCTGGTGGAACGCGACTGCCGATTACTAAGAGCTACAGGGCCATTAAATCAGTGTATCCAGCACTTCTCTCGGACGGCGGATCAGGGTTCACCCTAAGGGTGATCGACAAAGATCCAGTCCTCGGGCCCCTCATGCAAGTTTATGACGTCAGTGGTGCAGCAACGTCTGGAACCATTGATGCCACTGTTGGAGGTTACTGATGACGGCACTCCCAATTGTTGCTGATCTTGCAGATCCAGCCACTACGGAAGCCGCCTTTCAGGCAGCTATCGCGGCGCTGCGAGACGCCGTTGGAGAAATCCCCGGAGGTAATGTCCCGGACTCCTTGACGATCGCCTCTGGCAGCGTTGTGCCTGTGTCGGGTTCCTTCATCGTTGATGGCCCGTCGGGTAGCAATAACCTCACGAATATTGTCCCCGCGTCGATTGCCGCCTGGGACGGACACTTTGTCTTTCTGCGAATCGCCAATGCGGCGCGGACCGTGACGCTTAAGAACATGGCGGGTGGAACAGGACAGATCAAGCTGGCCAACGGCGGCGACTATCTGATGGGTGCCACCAACAAGTGGATGACACTTCGATACAATAGCTCAGCCGGCTATTGGGAAGAAGTGGCGACGCGATCGATGCTGATGAACCAGCAATCAACGAAGACCGCGACCTTCAGCATCACGCCGAGCGACATCGGAACTACTTTCCTTTGCAGCGGTACCTTTGCAATTACACCGAACGCTGCAGCAACTCTGGGCCCGGATTTCTACTGCACTATCAAGAACTCGGGCACCGGCACTATCACTCTCACCCCGAACGGTACCAACCTCCTGAACGGCGTCAATGCCTCGATTACACTTACGCCTGGCTCGTCGTTCGAGTTGATTTGCGACGGCACCGCGTTGACAACCCTGTATGCGGCTAACCTTGCCGACGTGGCAACTGTGCGGACAGGTACCGATTCAACAACGGCTGTGACACCTAGCAGCCTTTCTTCCCTTTGGAAAAAGGGATCCGACATTGCTAGCGCCACCACCCTGGTGAAACCCTCGTCAGCAAATCTCGGAGGCTACCATTTCCTAACGGGTACCAATCCGGTTAGTGCCTTGTGGTCAGGTGAAGCAGACGGCGCGGAAATTGAGCTACGCGTCACTGGAAACATCCAGTTTGTTAACAGTTCGACACTGGTCATGTTGGGTGGCGGCAACATTAACTGCGTCTTCGGAGATATTCTGCGCTTCAGATATGAAGCGACTGGAACGATTTGGAGGCACATTGGTGGTCAGAAGTTTGACGGTACCGCTTGGTCAGGAAATGTCACAGGTTTGAAAAACCTGATCATCAACGGCAATATGGACATGACGCAACGTGGTCAAACATTTGCCGCGATTGGAACCAACGCATATTCGCTTGATCGCTGGATACACGTTTCCAATACGGGTGCTGTCGCCACCGTCTCTTATCAAACCGACGTTCCGAGCAGCAATGAATTCCAAAGTAGCTTGCGATTTGCGGTGACCACTGCTGACACTTCCATCGCGGCCGGCGAGGTGCAATATGTTGCGCAGTTCATTGAAGGGTTGAATTGTCGTCATCTGGTCGGACAGCCATTCACCTTGTCGTTCTGGGCTCGGTCATCGAAGACCGGCGTTCATTGCGTTTCGTTCCGTAACTCTGGCTTCGACAGATCTTATGTCGCCGAGTACACGATCAACGTTGCGAACACGTGGGAGAAGAAGACGATCACCGTCCCTGCTGGCTTGATCACGGCTGGCACCTGGGATTGGGGACAAGGCGCAGGCCTCCGCGTCAATTTCGCCCTGGCGGTTGGATCATCGTCGCAGACGACGGCCGGGGCTTGGCAGACCGGAAATTTCATCGGCACAGCAAATCAGGTCAACTGTCTTGACACCGCAGGAAACATATTTGCCATCACAGGCGTGCAGCTGGAACTGGGCTCGCAGGCGACGGCATTCGAGCATCTGAGCTTTGCACTTCAACTGATGCTTTGCCAACGTTACTACGAGAAGAATTTCCCAACATACGTGAACCCGGTTCAGGGCTATGGCCAACCCTATACGATAGTCCAGCAAGGTGTTGGCGCGTCAACCACGCAACCCTATTTGGGGTCAATCTTGCTGCGTGTCGAGAAACGGGCCAACCCGACACTGACTTGCTTCAACCCGAATTCTGCAAACAGCCAGGCACGCAATACCGTCACCGGCACAGATTGTAGCGGCACCACGCTGACGGCGCTCGGCCCATCGAGCTTCTTAATTGCCGTCACGACGCCGGCCGGATCCTCCGCTGGCCAAGGTATTGCCTTCAATTGGACAGCAGAAGCGGAGTTGTAAGCATGTATACCATTGCGCAGAACGGCTCGATTATCCGCGACAGTGATGGCGCAACGATCCCGATCGACGGGCAAAATCGCGATTATCTGATTTATCAATCGTGGGTGAGTGCTGGACACCAGCCTGTGCCTTACTCGCCGCCGCCACCCACGCAACATGACTATGTCATGGCGGTGCAGCACCTGCTGGATAGCACAGTGCAGCAGCGCAATTACGATGATATTGCCACCTGCGCCACCTATGCCGGAGATCCCGATCCGACCTTCAACGCGGAAGGCACAGCAGCCAAGGCCTGGCGCTCGCAAGTCTGGCGTGCCTGCTATCAGAGCCTTGCCGCCGTCCAAACAAATCAGTTGCCACAACCAACTGTCGTGGACTTTATCGCATCTCTACCCAATATCAATTGGCCAGTGGCATGAAGTTACTTTGGAACAACCTTTTGGCCATCTGGCGCAGGCCGAA